GCGCTCGGCACCTTCACCCTGAGCGGTCAGGCAGCAGCATTGCGCGCTGCGCGCAAGCTCGCGACCGCTTTCGGATCGTTCAGCCTTACCGGCCAGGCGGCAGCGCTCAAGGCAACCCGCACTCTGCCCTGCGCCTTGGGCAGCTTCACGCTGAGCGGGCAGTCTGCGACCTTTGGCGTTGCCACACCCGCAGCGCTCGGCACCTTCACCCTGAGCGGTCAGGCAGCAGCATTGCGCGCTGCGCGCAAGCTCGCCCTAAGCGTGGGCAGCTTCATGCTGAGCGGGCAGGCCGCTGCGCTTCGTGCAGCGCGCACGCTGCCTTGCGCTCTTGGCACCTTCACGCTGACCGGAAAGGCAGCAGGCCTCGGTATTGCGATGCCGGCAAGCACGGGCAACTTCACGCTTACCGGGCAGCCCGCAGCGCTCAAAGCAACGCGCACGATGCCGGCGGCTTACGGCAGCTTTGCCTTAACCGGGCAGCCGGCCGCGCTTAGGGCAGCGCGCACGCTGGCGAGCGCTTTCGGATCGTTCAGCCTCACCGGGCAGGCGGCGACCTTCGGCGTTGCGACCCCCGCGGTTTATGGTTCTTTTGCGCTCACCGGACAGGCAGCGGCCTTGCGCGCTGCGCGCAAGATCGCCCCCGCTTTCGGATCGTTCAGCCTTACCGGCCAGGCGGCAGCGCTCAAGGCAACCCGCACTCTGACCTGTGCCTTGGGCAGCTTCACGCTGAGCGGGCAGTCTGCGACGTTCGGCGTTGCTACGCCGGCAAGCGCGGGCAGCTTCGTGCTCACCGGGCAAGCCGCAGCGCTCAGGGCAGCCCGGCGGCTTACCGCCGCTTATGGTCAGTTCGTGCTCTCGGGGAAGAACGCTAACCTGATCGCCACCGGGCGCCTTGGCCCGACGGCGGGCAGCTTCGCACTGAGCGGGCAGGCCGCATTGCTCAGGGCAACTCGACGCCTCACCTTTGAATACGGTCTGTTCGTGCTCTCAGGGCAGAGCGCTAACCTGCGCGCTTCTAGTCGCATTGGACCGACGGCGGGCAGCTTCGCCCTGATTGGTCAGGCTGCCGCGCTTCGAGCAACGCGCCGGATCGCGCCGGCTTACGGTTCGTTCGCCCTCACCGGCGTCGGCGCTTCGCTTCGAGTTGCTCGCCGGATCGCAGCGAATGGCGCGCTGTTCACACTGAGCGGTGAGCCCGCCGCGCTTCGCGCTACCCGTGTCGCGTTCCCCGCAACCGGTGCGTTCACGCTCACCGGCAATGCTGCGGCGCTGCGCGCTACGCGCTTGCTCACCACAAACACCGGCTACTTCGGGCTCACCGCGTCGAACGCGGATCTGATCTTCACCGACCTGCATCCTGACTGGCTCGTGCGCGCACGTCGGCGGAATCGCCGGTAGGGGGCTACTGAGGCCAGCGCACCGCCTTACGCTCCTGCGTCAATGGCAGAAGGTCACGACCCCTACGACAACCACGCTCAGGAAGCTGCTGAAGCCAAAGAGGCGGAAGCCAAGCGCTTAGAGCGTGATCGTGAGGTGGACGACTTCAAGTGGCTCATGGGCCACCGCCAGGGTAGGCGAGTGATGTGGCGCTTGCTGAGCATGACCGGGTTGTTTCGCAATCCGCATGTGCCCGGCACCGATGATGTGCTGTTCCGCTGTGGCGAACAGAACATCGGGCAACAGCTACTCGCAGAGATTCATTTGCTTTGCCCCGAGCAGTATCACGGGATGGTGAAGGAGCATCAAGAGTGGCTGAAGAAAGCACAGCAGTAGCCAGCGCACCGGCTCCCGCTGCAGCACCCGCAGCAAGCGCGCCTGCAGCAGCGCCGGCACCCGCCGCGCCAGCCGCAGCCCCCGCCGCTGCTGCGCCCGCTGCACCGGCCCCGAGCGCACCGGCTGCCGCAGTAGCAGACCCCGCAGCACCCAATGCCGACCCGGCAAAGCCGGCTGCCGACCCTGCGAAACCCGCAGACCCGGCCGCACCGGCAGCGCCCGAGAAGTACAGCTTCGTGATGCCTAAAGATGTCGTGCTCGATGCAAAAGTCGTGAGCGACTTCGAAGGCGTGGCGAAGGAACTGAACCTCTCGCAAGAGGCAGCGCAGAAGGTGATCGACAAGATGGGTCCGGTGATCGTGAAGAACGACACCGCGCGCATCGCTGCAGCGGTCGAGAAGGCTCGCGCAGATTGGACCGCGCAGGCCGCAGCCGACAAGGAAGTGGGCGGCGAGCGATTCGCCGAGAACGTCGCGACGGCAAAGAAAGCCTTCGATGCGTTCGGCACTCCCGAGCTTGCCGCCGTGCTCAAGGCGAGCGGGCTTGACAACCATCCTGAACTCATCCGGTGGGCTTACCGGATCGGCAAGCAGCTCGGCCCCGATAACAAGTTCATCGCGGGCAGCACCAAGAACCCCGAGCAAGCCGGCACGTTCGAAGAACGCGCCGCTGCGAAGCTCTACAAATTCTGACTAGGAGCAACACCATGAAAAAGCTGTTCTCGAACCACACGGCGCAAATGCTCAGCTTCGCGCTGATCCTGGCCGCGTTCGCTTTCTTCGGCGTCATCGACCCGGCAAGCGCTACGGCGTTCGGGCTGATCGGCGCCACGCTCGGGCAAAGCGGTAAGGTCACCCTGCTCGATTGGGCGAAGTCCCTCGACCCGGATGGCTCGACGGCTACCGTCGTTGAACTGCTCGCGCAGACCAACGAGATCCTGCTCGATATGCCCTTCATCGAGGGGAACCTGCCCACCGGCCACAAGAGCACCGTGCGCACCGGGCTGCCGACTGCCATCTGGCGCCAGATGTACCAAGGCGTGCCGGCCAGCAAGTCGGTTCGCGCGCAAGTCGAGGACTCCTGCGGGATGCTGGAAACCCGCGCCGAACTCGACGTGGAAATGGCCCGCCTGAACGGCAACGACAAGGCGTTCAGGCTCTCCGAGGCGCAAGCCTTCCTCGAAGCCATGAATCAGCAAATGGCATCGACGCTGTTCTACGGCAACACCGCGACTAATCCCGAGCGCTTCATGGGCTTGGCGCCGCGCTTCAGCGCGATCTCCGGTGCGGCCAATGCGCAGAACGTCATCTCTGCGGGCGGCGCGGCGAGCGACAACATGAGCGTATTCCTCGTCGTGTGGGGTCCGAACACGGTCACCGGCATCTTCCCGAAGGGATCGAAAGCCGGCATCGAGCACGAAGACTTGGGCGTAATCGACGCCTTCGATGCGAACAACAACCGATACCGCGCCTACGCCGATCACTGGAAATGGAAGTGCGGCTTGGTCGTGAAGGACTGGCGCTACGTGGTTCGCATCTGCAACATCAAGCTTGCCGACCTGCTCGCGCAGGGCACCACGCAAGCGGCAACCGCTTCCACCGCAGTCATCAAGATGATGGTGCGAGCGATGGCGCGCATTCCGCACATGGGCATGGGCACGCCGGTGTTCTACGCACCGCGCACCGTCAAGGAATTCCTGGCGGTGGCAGCGCTCGACAAGTCGAACGCCGCGGTCAAGGTCGTGGAAGCGACCAACCAGTTCGGCAGCGTCGCGCCGGGGTGGGTGCAGAAGGAAACCCAGTTCTTCGGGATTCCGGTTCGTACCTGCGATCAACTGCTCACCAGCGAAGCCACGGTTTCGTGATGTGCTGAGCGCGGGGCCTAAGCCCCGCGCGATCCCCATCCCAAGCCAATAATCAGGAGCGACAAAATGATTCTCGACCTGCAAACGATGCTGAGCGGCACGGTCGCCGCCGATGGAACCAAGACCGGCCAGGCGATCACCGCCACGGCCATTTCCGAGAACGTGATCGACCTGCGCAATTACCGCACGGGCGTTACCACTCCGGTGCTGGTGGACGAAGGAATCGGGGGCGACAACCTCTACCTCGTCGTGCAGTGCTCGGTGGCTGCGGCCGGCGGTGATGCGGCGAAGACGCTGACCATCACGCTCGACTCGGACTCGACTGCCGATCTGGCAACCTCGGCGACCACGCACTTCAGCTCGGGCGCGATCCTCGGCTCGGCGCTGACGGCTGGCGCGACGGTCGTGCGCACGCGCCTGCCCTCGGGCAGCTACGAGCGCTACCTGGGCCTCACCTACACGGTATCGGCCGGGTTCACGTCGTTCAAGATGCTCGCGTACCTGACGCCGAACATCGACCGCAACGTGATCTACCCGGTCGGCTACTCGATCGACGTTTAAGCGGATTCCGGGGGCGCACTTCGCAGCGCGCCCTCGGCTTCCCTTCTCTACTAGGAGGGCTTCATGCGGGTGGTAGCGACAGCACGGGGTTACGACAACGTAACAATCCGGGAAGTTGGCGACGAATTCGACATGCCCGATGGCGCTTGCGATCCAGTCCCGCTGCGGGACGAGCACGGCAAGGCCATCCCCGGCAAGTTCGAACCGGCGCCCTGGTTCAAGCCCGTACCGAAGCGCGACAAGGGCTCAGGCAACGCGCCCGGCGGCGACCTGGCTTGATCGCCGAGGGTTCGTAGCCGGGAGCAATGTACGGGGCCGCAAGGCCCCGTTTTTTCTACAGGGGTGAAGCGATGGCAGCCGTAGTCGACATCTGCAATCTGGCCCTCGGGCACCTCGGCGACGAAGCCACCATCTCGTCGATCGACCCGCCGGATGGCAGCGCGCAAGCCGGGCATTGCGCGCAGTTCTACCCCATTGTGCGCGACTCGCTGCTCGAAATGCACACCTGGCGCTTCAATACGAAGCGCGCCGTGCTCGCCCTCTCAGCGCAGAGCGCGCCGGTCGGATGGGCTTACGTCTACACGCTGCCGAGTGACTGCGTGAAGCCCATCGCGGTGCTCATGCCCGCGTCCCGGTCCGATCTGTTCTCGACGCAACCGACGCTCATGACGCCGAGTAATACCGATACGAACAATGCTCAGGACTACGTGGTTGAGGCAGACCCCGACGACGGCACGCCGATCCTCTACACGAACGTCGCCGAGGCTACGCTGCTCTATTCGATCGGCGTCACTGATCCCACGAAGTTCCCACCGCTAGTCGTGACCGCAATCGCGCGCCTGCTCGCGAGCTACCTCGCCGGTCCGATCATCAAGGGCGCTACCGGCATGGCGGTGGCGAAGGCGCACTTGGAAGCGTTCGAGAAGGTCGATCTGCCTCGTGCGGAGAAGGCCGACGCAAACGCCCGGCAGTCGAGCCCCTACAGCAACGCGACACCCGCGCCGATCGCGGCGAGGTTGTAGGTGGCTAAGTCCCTGTCGCGCAGCTTCGCCGGGGGTGAGATCACGCCCGAACTGTTCGGGCGGGTGGATCTTGCCAAGTTTCAGACCGGGCTCAAGACCTGCCGCAATTTCGAGATTCTGCCCCACGGCCCGGCGGCGAACCGCGCCGGGTTCGAGTACGTGCTCGAAACCAAGGACAGCACCAAGCGCTCGATCCTGCTGCCGTTCACCTACAACACGGCGCAGACCTATCAGCTCGAATTCGGTGATCTTTACGTGCGTTTCCACACTGACGGCGGCACGGTGCTCGAAGCGGCGCAAGCGATCACCAGTGCGACGAACGCAAGCCCCGGAGTGTTCACGAAAGTGGCGCACGGGTTGAGCACAGGGCAATGGGTGTACTGGTCGGGCGTCACCGGCATGTCGCGCCTGAACGGGCGCTTCATGAAAGTGGTAAAGATCGACAACGACCATTTCAGCCTCACCGACCTGGCAGGCGTCGCGTTCAACACCACGGCGCTCGGCGCATTCACGGCGGGCAACGCGGCCAGGGTCTACGAGATCGTATCGCCCTACGCGGCTGCCGATCTGCTCGACTCGACCGGGGCTACCGCGCTTCACTTTACGCAATCCTCGGATGTGCTCACCATCACGCACCCGAGCTATCAGGCGCGCGAGCTGCGCCGCTCAGGGCCGACGACGTGGGCGTTCAGCACGCTCACCGTGGCGCCAACACAAGCCGCCCCCACGGCGCTTGTGGTGACGCCCAATGCGGCCGGCGCGGTCAGCTACAGCTACGAAGTCACCGCCATCGGCCCCGACGGGGTGGAGGAGTCGCTCGGCTCGGTCACGGGCACGAACGCAGCCTGCCAAGACCTCGCAACCGGCGGGGCGTTCAACACGGTCACTTGGACGAACGCAGCCTCGGCAACGCGCTACTACGTCTATAAGGCGATCAACGGGCTGTTCGGCTACATCGGGCAGGCGACCGATGGCGCTACCGGGTTCGTGGACAAGAACATCACGCCGAACGTCGGGCAGACCCCGCCGATTGCCCGCGATCCGATCACCGCGGCGAACGAGCGCCCCGGCGCGGTCGGCTACTGGGGCGGGCGCCGGTGGTTCGCCGGCGCGAACAACAAGCCGCAGGGCTTGTATGCGACCCGCTCAGGGACCGAGAGCAACATGACCTACTCGATCCCCACGCAGGCGAACGACAGCATCGCGGTGCGCCTCACCTCGCGCCAGAACAACACCATCCGCCATATCGTGCCCGGAACGGATCTGCTGCTGCTCACCTCGGGCAGCGAGTGGAAGGTGAACTCGGGCGGCAGTGGCGTGGTGACCCCGCTCAACATCACCTACACCCCGGAGGACAGCTTCGGGGCGAGCAATGTCACGCCGGTCACCACGTCAAGC